GACGCGCGCGCCGGATGGATCACTTGGCGTTCGCTCAGTTGGCGGCGGCGGTCAGGCTACCTCTTCTGCGCCGCAGGTCTATATCACCATCGACGGCAACGGCAACACGTCAACAAAAGCCTCAGCAGGCCTTGAACAGTTCGGTGCGGAGATCGGCCGGTTTGTGGATCAGCGGTACAAACAGAATCTCATGCGTGATATCAGGCCTGGTGGTGATATCTGGAATGCGACACGAGGAGGCCGCTAACAATGGCTATCGAGACTTTTTCATGGTGCCCGCGCATCAATGCTGAAGCTGATACAACGTTCAGAACAAGGAAAGCGCGGTTTGGCGATGGTTATGAGCAGGTTTCGGGCGATGGGTTAAACACCAGAAGTCAGGAATGACGCTCAATTTCACAGGGAATGAGTCCTATATTTCAGCCATTAAAGCTTTTCTCGACAGGCATGGCGGCACTAAGGCGTTCCAGTGGAAACCGCCGCTGGATGCGCTGGGGCTTTATCGCTGTGAAACCTATAAGCCTACCGGTCTGGGTGCCGGAAAGTTCAACCTTGAAGCAACATTCATACAGGCATTCCGACCATGAGTCTTAACGCAGATTATCAGAAGCTCGAACCCGGCGATGAAGTCAGATTGTTTGAAGTCGATGGCACGGCCTTTGGAACGGGTGAGGTATTGCGGTTTCACAGCTACAACCTCGCGCACACTGAAGCGGAAATAACCGCTGCCGGCGGGGATGAGAATAAGCTGCCGGCAAAATCAATCTGGTGGCAGGGGGAGGAGTATAAAGCGTGGCCATGTCAGATTGAGGGGATCGAGGCTTCCACCAGT